TCCTACAGGAAAGACTTCGAGTTCTGGGAAACAGTAGTGCCCTCTTTGCTTACTAAGGCATATCCAGATTCCTCAACGTGCGTGTCCACAAATGCCCGAGGTGGTCACACACTTACCGTTTCCTCAGATGCTTTCCTGTTGGACTTGGCTGCTTTGGGCTTTAGCGTTCGGCAGAACAAGTATAAGCATTTGCCTCTGCATCCTAACATGCGGTCTTATATTTCTGGGTTGTTCGACGCTAAGGGCTTTGTTGACCTTAAGAGCAATCGTTGTGGTATACAAACCACTTGCTATGCGTTGATGGTTGCCCTACAGCGATTTTTGCGGGACAATAATATTGCCGCTAGACTGCAAGTCTGCCCTAAGAAGTCACAACAGAATCCTGGATACAGAGTGGTAGTCCCCAGTGTGTCCACAACTGAGTTTTCCAGTTTGTGCCCTGGCTTCTTGCCAAGAAAGCAGTTGGCTTCTAAGAGACACGGCAGACTTCCGTCTGTGTTCGATTCAGAGGTGACCGCTATCGCCAGTAGTGTAAACGCTCGTCCCGTACTAGTTACGAAAGTTGACACAGGACTGTCCTTGAACACCGTAGAGTTCGAAGTAGAGGAAGACCATACGTTTGTTGCGAATGGACTGCTCACGCATAACTGCCATCATGCAGGTAGTGAAACCTGGTATGATGTTTGTACTGCATGTCCTGCTAACTACAGGTACGGCCTTAGTGGCACTCCTATGGACCGTACCGATGGCGCTAACTTACGCCTTCTTGCGACAATTGGTCCTGTCATTGTGGACATCCCTAACAAGTTCTTGGTTGAGAACGGTATCAGCGCTAAAACGTATGTTATCTTCTCGAAGATAACCGCGCCTGTTCTACCCAAGAAACTGGCGTATGCGTCTGCCTACAAACAAGGGGTAGTGGACAATCCTAATGCACTCAATCTCATCGTTGAATGGACAAAGGTTTTTCAAGAGGTTGGGTTGAGTACGCTGATTCTGTGTGAGCAGATTGAGCATGGCAAAGCAATCGACCAGGCTTTGTGGACAGCTACTGGAGATGTATTCATCCCGCACTTGTTTATCCATGGTGAAGAAGCTACGGAAGTTCGTGCCAATGCGCTAAAAGACTTCGGTGAGCGAAAGTTGCCAGTACTAGTGGCAAGTACAATCCTTGATGAAGGCGTGGACGTGCCTACAATTGATGCTCTCATTTTAGCCGGATCCCGTAAGAGCCGGATCAAGACCATGCAGCGCCTGGGTAGAGGCTTGCGAGGCAGCAAACTAATTGCAGTAGAGTTTGCCAACTTCACCAATGATTACCTGCTCAAGCATAGTTTGGAGCGTTGGGAAGACTACAAGAAGGAAGAGTGTTTTCCTCTGATTCAGAGTGGGCCTGATGTAGCACTAGTAAGAAAGATTTGGACGCAAGATGCTGAAAGTAACGGACCTCCGCCCAGGAGATGAACTTCTCGGCTGGATGAAGTTGGGGTTTGCGTTGCGAAAAGACCGAAACGCAGCTACAGGCATGCCTTTTCGTTATGTACCTAGTACACCAGCTAGATATAGCCTGGACGACCTAAGCAAGTTCACTGGTCTTCTTATTCACAACGACGTTACACAAGGCATTCTGAGTGTGGAGGTTCAAGAAATGAACCGCTACGCCATGGCAGTGTCGTCTCCCCTGCCGGTGGACATTCCGTATTTGGCGTTGTCTAGACTCCGCAGGCTGTCTAAAGTAAACTTTCCTGGAAAGCCTCAGAATCCGTACAGACCTACGCAAATAGCGATCGGTAGCCACAACAGAAATTATCGCACTACCGAAGAGGTATCGCTGCGATGGACTTGACGCCAATACAATCCGGAGACTGGATTGGTTGGTGGAGAGTATCACACCCCACCAAGCTAGTACTCCGCTACATAAAGTACTCCATACCCAATGCATACCGTAATATGGTGAACGGGGTATGGTATGTGCACGAAAAGTATGTAGACAGTATTAGGCAGATAGATGCCTCAGCCGCAGCTAGTACTGAACAGCCTTCCGACCCCTACGCGGTTCTTCACTTGCTACCCACTGCCCCACCGGCTATTATAAAGGCCGCTTGGCGGGAACTCGCAAAGATACTGCATCCGGACCACGGGGGGGACTCCGAAGCGTTCATGCGAGCAAAAACAGCGTACGAAACTCTCATGACCAAGAGGTGACTGTGGGTGTAGATATAATCGCCATGGTTCAGGCGCAGCGCCTTGCAACCTTGAACCGCAGCATTGCAGCTACTGAAAACCATGAGCGCAGGGTGGCAAATATCGCCACGAAAACTAGCGCATTGCTTAATGGAGAGACGGAACTCCACACTGAACACCTGGAAGAGTATTGTGCCCGTTCGGCGTATTACCGTTTATTGGAAGAGTACACACGCAAGCCATACCACGGTATGACTGGACAAGCTTTCACTCCAAAGGGCTTGTCGCTTTGGAAGCGTGTTACTTCAGCTCTGAAAGCCTCAGGAGTTGACTTGGAGACTTTCTTACGTGCACAGTTTACTTGGTTTCACGAGAAGTTTCGTACAGCACCAAAGCCAGTGCAGTTGACTACTGATGCAGCAGTTGTTCGCGCTGCATCAGTAAAACCTGTACAGGTGCGAACTTCCAATATAGAGGCGAACATACCTATTGGTGATTTGTTTCGTAGGTGTGAAAAGCAAATGACTGATTTGATGCGGGCACAAAAGATGTCTAGAGAAGAAGTGTACCGTAATTTAGTTCTTCCCGGTCTAGCTGTATTTCCAGATAAGTTCTTGAACGCAGACCCCTTGTGGAAGAAAGTCAAGTCTAATGGCTGAAAATCCCCTGATGTATACGGAAGAGTACCAAACACGGGTACTCTCCTACATGTTGGCTAACTCTTCTTTTCGAGAGATAGCTGGAGAAACTGTAGATGCTTCCCATTTTGCAAACAGAGCATTGCAGTGGTACTTTGTACAAATAAAGACAGCCCATATTCCGCTTACTCCGATTACGCTTCGTGAAGAGCTAATCAAAGCAGCGAAGACCAAAGTCATCAAAGAGTCCGAGGTTGACAAGGTCGCGAGTTATTACGCTCACATCGTAAAGCCTCCGTTACCGTTCGAAGAACAGCACATACAAGATACGTTTGCTAAGTTCATTCGCACGCAGTCCATGAAGCAGGCTATCCTTGACTCATTGGACTTGATAAAGGAAGAACGCTGGGATGAGGTAGTTCAGGTTGTAGAAAAGGCACGTAACACAGGAATGGACGTGCTTACTGTAGGTACGAACTACTTCAAAGAGTTTGAAGAACGCCTAAACAACCGACTAGTTCGGGAGGAAGAAAGAAAGCTGTCAACCGGTATTGCCGAGCTTGACGAGCTTACTTTTGGTGGTCTTAAGACCAAGCAGATGGGCTTGATTATCGGCGGCTCAGGTCGTGGTAAGTCCATCTTCCTTGAATGGTTAGGTCGTGTGGCTATCCTTCTTGGCCAACAGGTCGTTTACTATACACTGGAGCTGTCTGCAGAAGACATCGCTGACCGATTTGACTCCTTGTTTTGTCACATCAAGCCTAACGATTTGAAATCCATGAACGACGCTGCGTACAAGCAGCTTCATGGGTATCACCAACGCTTCGGTAACAACCTCATAATCAAGGAGTATCCAGAAGATGAGGCCACCATCCACACTATTAAAGCGCACTACAAGCAACTAGCGTCTATTGGTGTTACGCCTGGATTGGTCATCATTGACTACCTAGATTTGATGAAGCCTCATCGCACTTACGGTGACGTGAACCAAGAGCAAGCGGCCGTGGCTAAGGCTACGCGAGGTATGGCAAAGGAGTTTAACACGCGCATATGGTCCGCTCTGCAGCTTAACCGCTCTGGTATGGCAATGGAGACAGCAGACGAGACGGGAATTGGAGGGTCTATCTCCCGCCTATACACTGCTGACATGTCAATTATCTTGGCACAGACCAAGGATGAGAAGGAAGACGGGGTCATGCGCCTGTTCATAAACAAGAACCGAAATGGTCCTGCGCTTCGCACTGTGAAAATTGCCACAGATTTCGGGCACATGCAGTTCTACGCTGGTCCTGTTAAAGACTCCGCTTTGCAGAGCGGAAAGGCGAGTGCTACTGTGGAGGAGATCGAAGCAGGCGAACGTCACGAAGAGCTTGCTCAAATTCCTGATTTTGCAACTGGTGATGTAGTCCTTGACTGACTTTCTAACCTGGGCGCATAAACAAATGTTAACTGCCGTCAACGAAGAACACGAGTGCAGCTTTTGTGGAACTAAAGTAGAAAAGCTAGCGGTGAAGTCAGATAACAGTGACAAAGTGATTTGTCACAATTGTGTGTACGACCTACAAGTGGTGCTTGGTAAACTTCCCGCTGGTGCGCTACAGTGTGCGCGTTGCGGATTCTACCAGTTCGTAGTTGCACATTACGCGAACAATTTGAAAGTGGCGTTCGCTTACCTTTCACAAGACGACAAGGGAACAGCTGTGTACGGAGCCGTGCAATCTAGTGCTGCGTGGGATCGTAGGTCTTCTAAGTTCTTGCACGCGGATTGTGGACAATGTGCAAAGAAGATTCCTTTTAAGCGAATATGGGAGAGTCCTTACATCCTGCCTCACGAACAGAGAGTATCTCCGATGCCTCCAGAACCTCTTTGAGCCACTAGGAGTTTTCATGCTGTTTCGCAGAGTTCAAGAAGACTTTGACTGGGACGGATACCTCCACGCTACATTGGACGTGAAGCACACACCGAGCGAGGAGCTTCGTGTTTGCTGCTTTGCTTGTGGCGACAATGACTTCAAGCTGTACGTCAATCCGACCAAGCGAAAGTTTAATTGCTTCAAATGTGGTTTCTCTTCGGGTAAGTACGACACTTTTGATTTTGTAGCAAAGGCAGAGAACACGCCTAAGCACTTAGCCATCAAACGTTTGGTGCAAGAGTACGCACGTACCACACCTGACGACCCGATGTGCTTAATCCAGCAACTGGACGAGACAAAGATATCCGAGCCGGTAGTAATCACTCCCATCAAAACTATTCGCAGTCTTCCAAGTGCGTGCAAGCCTCTCACTTCTAGAGACGAACAAAACGCTCCATTCTGGGATTACTTGATCTCTCGTGGCATTACTGAAAAAGAAATAAAGGCAGTACGGTTTCATTACGTACCAGAACATTCGTGTGCTGTATATGATTCAAAACGAAAACGAAGAGGCAATATTGGTCGTCGTGTGGTTGTTCCTATTTATGGTGGCGACAATTCCCTCGTGTCATGGCAGGCTAGAGTCATTGATCCAGCCTACGCAGGCAGCGATAAGTACCTCTCAGCGCCGGAATCAGAGCTAGCAAAAACTTTTTGGCCGTATGTACGTCCGTATGGAAATCATGCTATACTTGTTGAAGGAGTTCTTGACGCGCTTGCGGTTCGTAGAATTCCAGAAACATCATCATACGCCACTTTTTCAAAAAAGATTTCACTAGAACAGATCTTGCTCCTAAAGTCATGGGGAGTTGAAGAGGTCACAGTGTTCTGGGATAGGCGAGATGCACGCAAAGAGATAATGCGTGCAGTGCCAGACTTGCACATGCACTTCCGAAAAGTGTATGTTAGTCGCATGACCGGCTGGCCTGCACACATGGATGCAGGTAACACACTTGCAGAAATTAACGGTGCTGATATGCTTAAGCTGGCACTAGAGGATTGTGTGGATACATACAATACTTTGGAGTACAGCAAATGGCAGATCACGTTTTAAACCGCATCGTGTTTGTCAAGGACCCAACCGTACTTCCTGAGAATGAAAAGCATCACGAAGTAGTAGATTCCCTGGCAAAGGCAAACAAGTTGGTTGTACTACTGTCTCACGGTAACAAGTACAACTTTCCTGCTGGTTGGATACTGCCTTCGAACGTTAAACTCCTGGAGTACGACTTAGAGATGCCCAGCATAAAAGCTGCAGTTAGTCGTATTCGCACGCTGTTGCGTGAACATAATGTGGAGGTGCACTCTCGCCACCTTGACGAGCGTGACACTTTACCTATAGTCTTGTCAGGTGCACTCGTAGCTGTGCCTACAGGTACCGAGCTGTCTTTCCTCAACGGACAAACCCAATACGTACGAACTCGCAAGACCCTAGAGACCCCGACGATAGTTGAACAAACGGAGTGGGACATACTATAATGGACATCCACACACAGCTCTCTCATGCTGCTATTTCTGTTGTTCCACACAGAGCTAATAGAGAGACTAAGTCATTCTCCGTAAGAGATACGTTTAAGATTGATACTGGCGTAAAGATGAGCCAGGGAGAGTCTGTAAAAGACTCGAAGGGAAATACAGTTTACTTAGATATCGCGGTTACTGGCTTTGCAACTCCTGGAGTTCTGACTCCTAGTTTGAATCCAAACTATGTCTTTCCAAAAGAAGAGCTAGTACAGCTACTTCAGGCAATAACGTCAAGAGACACTACGTATCTAGTTGGTCAATCAGGAACTGGTAAAACAGCCCTGGTAAACCAAGTAGCAGCTCGCCTGAATTACAACGTAGTTCAAATCAATTTCGACGGCCATCTGTCCCGTAGTGACTTGCTTGGTGACTGGAAAATAGCAAACGGCAACATGCTGTTCCGTTATGGTTTAGTGCCCCTGGCGTTTACAGAGCCCGGAACCATAGTGCTGTTCGACGAGATAGACGCGTGCCCGCCAGAAACTGCTTTCGTTTTACAGAGAGCTGTTAGCGAAGACTTGCGTTTCCTCATGCATGAAACAAACCAGATTTTTGAACTTCATCCACAGAATTGCATAGTGGGAACCGCAAACACAACAGGTATGGGAGATGATTCAGGTCTCTACGTAGCGGGTACTAACGTACAGAATTTTTCTTTCTTGAATAGATGGAAGACAGTAATAGCCATTGACTATATTTCCCCTGCAAGCGAAGTAAAGGTGCTGGAGAGCATGTTCCCCGCTGTACATGTGCAGCCTTTTATTTCTCCCGTAGTCAAGGTTCTATCTGCTGTGCGAGAAGCGTTCAAGGCAGGCACTGTTTCTGTGCCCCTTACTACTCGCGATGGAATTAATTGGCTTGAAAAACTTACTCGCGTACCTTTCCCGATGAAGTCGGCTAGGTACAGCTTCCTAGACAAGCTTCCGCCTAGCGACGCTTTGGCTGTCGCCAACCTAATTCAGCGCCACTTTAAGCTTCCTGAGAAAGACGACAAGAAGTACTTACTAGGGAGCAAGCGTACATGACTGCTCCCTACAGACTACGGCTATTCGGCCACACACTTTACCTAGAGAAGGCCGGTGTAATTAGCCAAAATTCATGTTGGGTGTGCTTCTACAGTAGCTATATGCACGCAGATGAAAGCCTAGCCAGGCTCTTGTGGAGCTTGCTTACCGAATACGAGAGTGACAAACACTTGGTTGGTTGGTAACCTTCGCACACGCCTCCTTCTTGGGGGCGTTTTTATTTCTGGTTAAGTATACCTACCCTCTGCCATCGCACAAACTCTAAGTCATCCTGCAATATCTGTCTTCCAGACTCCGCAGCGTGCGGAAACATCACAGATCCTGGCCATGAGTCGTGCGTTAAGCCCAAGCAGTGACCAAGCTCGTGCACCAACACTACGGTAGCGTCTTCCACACTTGTGGCCACGTCTAGGCGTATGCGGCAGTTTATGACTTCTCCATCGAATTCCTGCAGGCTGGCAAGACCTTGTAGCTGTACTTCTTCGTTTACGTCCGGTAAGTCTGTCTTTTCGAAGTATATGTCTGCTGGACGTTCGGCGTCAAAAACAAAGACATCCGCCCCTACTTGCGTGTTCCAATGCTCCATAGCAATATTCATGTGTAGAAAATCTACAAAGCTTATGGAGCTGTCTAATGCGATCACTAACGGAAACCTGTTACGATTCCAGTGTACTAATTTTCCGCTGGAATTGTACCATACTCCGTTTGCACGCGGTAACCACACCGTTCTGGGCGCGCAGCTAACTATGCCTATCAAGACTGTAGCTGCTACCACCACTAACAAGCGTATACTACGCATGCAATAAGTATAGCAGTTTATTTTAGGAAGAAAATATGAGAAGTAATGTTCGGTTAGCCGAATCATCTATCGAGCGCACTGCGCGCCTTCTCTCCCTGCAATTCGGTATCCGCGTTGTGTGGAAATCGGGAGAGTGCAAGACTGACGGCAATACCATCTACTTGCCTACGCTCCCTAGTGACGCTCCTAGCGAGCTTCTGGCTGCCGTGCACGGGTTCTTGGACCATGAAACCGCCCACGTATTATTCACTGATTTCAAGGCAATAAAAGAGCGCACACCAACTCCCACTGCAACACAATTTCATTGCATCAATGTAATAGAAGACAATCGGGTGGAGGCTGCGGTGTGTCGCTTGTTTCCCGGCTCCGTCACAAACCTAGCGGCTAGCAACGACTGGATGGTGCCAAAAATACGCCAAAATTGGCAAAACATTAATCAATTTATGCGGGCTTGTACTGCTTACGGGAATTTTGTTGCCTATGGCAAATACACAGATTTCTGGATGCACACAGTAGACGAGCAGACAAAGCTGTTGGTTGATAAATGCGTAGATGCAGTAGGCCCTGTAGCTAACATAGTATCTACCGATTTAGCAATTGAGGCAGGGTTTCGCATGTTCGAAGTGCTAAAAGAGTACGCAGAAGAGGAAGAGGAAGACAGAAAAAAGAGAGAGAAGCAGAAATCCAAACAAACAGCAACCATAGAAGCGGGAGGTACGCCTTCTTCTTCGCAACCAGTATCCCAAGACCAGTTAGGTGAACTACTAGGACAGGAAGCAGCTGCTCTTGTATCCAAGAGCGGAAAAAACGCAACAGGATATAAGCACGATGCAGACAGTGACAAAACGTACATAGTGTTCTCTACAGCAGATGACACTGTAAAACCTTTTCCTGACGTTGCAGTTGCTTTGAATGGACAAAAACTTCAACGGATAAGAGACACGCATAAAGCCGTAACAAATGTACTGCGAACTAGGTTAGTTAACTCTTTGCGTGCACAAGCAAGACGGCGTTGGGTAGGCAGCAAAGAAGAAGGCAAAGTTGATTCTAGAAAACTATACAGGTCTGTATTAGGTACCGACAACGCAGTGTACAAGCAGCTAGCTAACAGGCTACACATAGACACAGCTGTGTGCCTGGCTATCGACCATTCCGGGTCCATGGTTGGCAGGAAGCTGGACTTAGCCGGAACCGCAGCTATAGTGCTGGGCGATGTGTTGGACTCTTTGCGTATTCCATTCGCTGCGTACGCATATTCCACAGACCAACCTACCAGCATTCCAGCTGACTGTGTGCCCTACGCACGTTGGAATAGTCTGTGGATTAGATACTACAGAGATTTTAATGAGCCCTGGGAAAAAGGAGCCTTGCGTCTATCGGAGGCGTCTACTAACATCAGAAGTAACACTCTAGACGCAGAATCTGTGAAGCACGGTATTCGTCGATTGTTGTTACGCAAAGAGAAACGCAAGATACTTTTTGTGTTCAATGATGGTATGCCCTATCCTGGGCACGGACATGTGGGCCGATGTCAGCAACACTTGCTGGACGTAGTAAGCGCTGCTTCTGAGTACGGCATTGAGATCGTCGCTTTTGGTATACAGAGTACCGACGTTAGACAGTACTATCCTAACAGCGTAGTAATCCAACGATTGGAAGACTTTACCGAAGAACCGTTAAAAGTGCTTGACCGCTTACTTAGAAAAGGAATAAGACTTAAGTGACCGTACTTAATCCTTGCGCGCACATTGCCGTTACTGGGCGTGAACTAGGCAATAGTTACGGTGCCGGTAACGGTGACGGTTACGGTAACGGTAAC